CGGTCATCGACTGGTTCTTCTGCACCGTGCTCCTCGCACGCATACGAAGATGTGGTGAAGGTGAACTTACCGCGATTATATCCGCTGCCTGGGCTACGCTTGGTGTCGCGCTGCTGTAGCAACTGCTCAACCGGGATAATCCCGAACACACCCGCCTGCGATTGAACATCAACCACGGGGAATACCTGGGAGGCGATGTACCCGCGTTGGTCCATCGCCAAATCAAACTCCATCAACGAATCGGCCAAATCAGGCCGTAAAGTAGCTAGCGAAGTCGAAGGACTTGGCATTGTTTGTTACTCCTTCCCATGCGAAACACGAATTAGAAACACCTATGGAAAACCCCAGCGGCTTCAGTGGCCACATCCACCGCCGAGGGCATGGGGCTGTTATTACGCTAGGACTGGAGCGGTTGCACCATCAGCGTCGTTGCCCAACTCAACCGGAATCCACGAATCACCGTCCCATAACAGCAACGCGTAATCGCCTGCATCGGCGAAGGTGATTGTCGTGCCACCGGTGAGCGATGTCGGGGTTAAGGTTCCATCCCCACCGTCAACGATGAGTTGGATTTTCTTTAACTGCCCTGGAAACGTACCGTTCGCCAATGTCAACGCATTAGCACCGGTAGTGGTAACGGCGGTGTAAAAACTGGTGACGTTAATCGCACCAGCACCCGAAAGGGCCTGCTGTGCTGCGGCTAGAATCCCACCGGATACACCACCCGAGGCGGTCATCACTTCGATGATGTCACCATCTGTGGTGCAGGTTTCTAGGGCAATGCCTTCCATCACGCTACCATCGGCAGCAATCTTTCCGCTAGCTGCGGCGTAGACTGGGTTCCCGGCGGTAATTGCTTCACTCGCAACCATCTTGCGTGTCCCGGCTGCGGTTCGCAGGCGAACGGTGCGTACATCCAAATCCGCAAACGAAGCATCTTCTAGGGTGCCTAGCATCTGCTGCGATGCACTGGCTGCTGCCAACTTTCCGCTAGATAAAACCACGCGAAGGTACTGCCCAATAGCAGCCCCGGCGGTGAACGCTTTGGTGTTCGTATCAACAAAACTTGCCATCTATGTAATTCCTATCAAAGGGGTTTAGTTTGAATCGTTACATCGCTTCGCTGTTAGGCTTAGCGATTGTTCAACATCTGCTCGCGAAGTCCTGGGTTTTCGCGGTTGACACGGCGAACGGCGGTGGCTTTGTCCATGCCTTTCGCAACATAACTTGCTACGCAATCATCCCACTTCGCGCGGGCGTTGATGACTGGGGCAACTGTGGAAGCGACGGGGCGGATACCCACGCGGGCCTTCATCATCGGTTCTTCCTTGGGTTGCTCTTGGGCCTTGGCCATTTCTTCCATCTGTGCCTTAGCCTGCACAAGTTCCTCTTGTGCTGCGGCTAACTGCATCTTGAGTTCTTCGTTCTCGCCTTGCAGTTGTTCCATGAGCAGCTCCGCTACGTCGTCCATGCTCATTTCTTCTTCCATCGCTTTGACGATTAGCTTGTCACTAACCGCCTTGCCATACTTCGCCTTGATTGCCTTCGCAGTCGCAGCGATTTTTTCTGTTGCCATCGTAATAGTCTCCTCTGGCACGCCCACATCGCCGACCGGGTGCTCGCTAACTTTTAGCGATGCACATACCCGCGTTGGCATCTTGTATTGCGATTCAATTAACCGCGATTGTTTCCTAGTTGATAAAATAGAATCTACCAAGCCCGCAGCTTTGGCATCGTTTGCTGTATACCACGTCTCACCGGCCATGATGCCTCGAACCTCCTCGGGTGTCATCCCGGTGCGTTCGCTATAGGCGGCTAGCATCGATGATTCGAGCTTGTCTAAGATTTCGGCGGCCTTGCGGTGGTCACGGCTATCGCCCTCTGTCCCCGTATATGGGTTGTGAATCATCACATACCCGTTTTCTGTAATCTCAATCGAATCTCCCGCCATCGCGATAAATGACGCAATTGAAAACGCTGCCGATTCGATGACAACTTTGCTGCCCGCCTCCCAGTTCGCGATAGCATCGTAAATGCTCATCCCATCGAACACGCTCCCGCCTTCGCTATCGATGCGAACCACTAGGGGCTGCGTGCGGTCTGCAACATCTAGTTGTCGCTTTACCTGCTCGGCTGTGATGCCTGGATACCCGATAGGCCCGTAGAGCTTGATTTCATTGGGTGATGCTGCCGCCATGATATAGCCCTTCGCGTTATCTTCTGCGTTCATCTGTCGCACCAGCTTGTTAGCCCATGCTTGCCCTGCGTCCCCGCCCCATAATGCCCACGCAATTCTTCCGGCTGATGGGAATCCTTCCTCGCCTGGGGAAAACCCTTCGCCCTGCTTGTCTACCTCATGCCTATCAAAATAGGCTTTCATTCGCCTAGCGGTTTCGGGCGAAATGTTCTTACCATTGCTTAAATCGCGTGCCCTAGCCACACCTACCGCTGTCCCGCCTCGGTTGTGCTCTTTCCTCCACTCCAAACCACGCTTCGCTTCCTCGCGAACGCCTTGCGGTGGGCTGAAGTTTATTGATTCGTACTTGGCTTGTGGTTCGCTAGCGTATAACGCCGCTTGCTGTGCCTCCGCATCGGCCTGCGTGTTATGGCAGCCCATTATCTCGCCATCGTCCTTTATGACTCCCCACGGGCGTGACGCTGGGCAGGATGCGGATTGTTCGACGCTATACGGCATCGCTATCCTCCTGCAATTCTGGGGCGTCTATGCTCCCATCGGTGGCGTCGTCGATTAGGGCCTTAACACTATTCGGTGCCAACCCCAATCCGCCTAGCATTACCTCCGCCATCGCTTTGGACATCGTGCCATCGATTAGTTCTTTCAGCACGTCGTTAATCGCCTTGCGGTTGCGATTCCACTGCTGGCGGCTTATTTCTTTGTACTCGCCGCTAACCTGTGGTGCGTCACTTTCGGCAGCGGTGGCTTCTGCCTGCTGCTGTAATAGCTGCGGGTCCTGCATTGACATCTGGATGCCCGTTGGCATTGGGAGGCTAATCAGTTCCCGCCAATGAATGGGAGCATCTACAAACTTGGCGTTGATGCGTTGTGCGGCTTCCTTTGCCTTCGTGATGGCGTATTCCATGTCCGCAATCGTTTCATCGGCGATAATCTCCCAATCCCGCCCACGCTCTTGATGTAGGCGTCGCGGGGAAATCAATCCGTTCTGTAAGCGGATTTGGTCACCTTTGGCATCCGCCACTGGGTCAATGTAATCCCACACCGGGGCAGAAAACTTGTGCCCGAACGGGTTGATATTACTGGGCAGGTTTCGCATCGCAGGGTCTTCGGCGATGAACTGTCGCACCTTCCAGCGATACACCGGTTCGTGGAATCGCTTGATGAGGTTACGCTGATTTGCCTTGAAACCCTTGCGGGCCTCATCGACTGCACCACGCCACCCGCTGAAATTCGTTTCGCTACCATCCATCAGCACGAGGCACAAAGGCAACCCGAGGTTCACCCCGATGGTTTGCAAAATGGTTTTTAATTGGAACTCATAGCCCGCACCTGGGATGTCGGGGCTGAAACCTTGCAACTCCTCACCGGGTTGCCCGATGACTTCCATCCCTGGGGCGATGTTCTCGATGTACCGCGTTTCGCCCGTCCCACTTATTTCTGTGGTTCCCTCGCCATAGCCTGGGGTTAGGTGTGGGGCTTCGGGGATAAACTGTCGCTTACGAAATATTGCAAAGCAGCTCGCTACCTGACGCTGCACGAGCATTGCGAAATCGATGTCTTCACGCATACCCGCCACCGCGAATATCGGGGCAAATGCGGTGACTCCTCGCGTCTGCGTCATACGTCGCGGGTTGTAGGTGTGGAAGATTTGTCTATACCCGTCCTCACTCCAGACAGGAAGTTCAATTTCTGGCGACTTGCTGCGGTTCGGGTTGATGGGGTCCGCCACCAACCAGTAGCTAACACGCTTGCGGAAGGTATCCATCGTAACACCGAAAATGGTGTTATCTCGCTGCGTGAATGAGCGTATCTGATGGGCTTCCCAGGCTTGTAGCGTACCTTCATCCGTTCCTACTTCGATGATGTCCCCATCCACCAACATTGCCCGGCAGTTGAATCGCTCGAAGTCATGGAAGGTAAACTCAGCCTGAGCGTCACACAATTCCGGGCTGCTTGCCCATTCCTGCCAGCGATAGAATAGTTCATTGTCTAGCACCGCGTCCCCGGTTTGCGGTTCCAACGTAAACCCATCCTGAACGATGTTATCCACCGCGCGGGTAACGGTTTGCCCAACCAATGAATCGTTGCG